GAGAGTTTATGCAGTAACCCACTGCGTAGTGACTAGAACTCACTAATTTTATCAAAGGAAAAACAAATGGGACGTCCTCTAAAAATCGCAAAGGCTCAAGCAGTCTTAACAATTACTGATACAGCGGAAACAGGCAGTATCGTTACAATATCAGGTGGAAACCTAACAACTTCTCCTACAACTGGTGTAGCTTCAGGTATGCCATTCGTAGTAGCTACTACAGTTGGTGGTCTAACAGCTAATACAACATATTATGTTGATACAATTTTATCTAATACTACATTCAGCGTTTCAGCTACAGAATTAAGTGTTCAACCACGTGTAATGGCAACATTGACTGACACTACAGGTGAATCAGTTAGTATGTCAGTTGGTGTAGTTGATGCATATTTCAACAACCCATTCGGTGGTGCAGGTTTTCCAGCAACAAACGCTAACACATATGGTGTAGTTGGTGGTAACACAGCAATCGTTGGTTCACAGGTTCTACCACGTGTTGCTATTGGTATTAATGGCACTGGTACATTGTATTCTGCTACAGATACTGCATATGTAACTGGTATTGGTACTGATTTAGCCAATACATTAAGTGTTGGTTCTGTGATTCAAGTAGCAAGCGCAAACGTTAATGGTACAACAACTGATTATACTACGCTAGGTTTTGCAAACACAGTTCCAGGCTTAACAACCGTTGCTGTTGCTAACACACAAAATACAGGTAACATCATTGGTACTTCAGGTAATGCTCAAACGTTATTAGCTAACGGTACGGTAAGATTTACTGCTAACTTAGGTGGTTTAGTATCTGGTCAAATTTATTTCGTTAAAGCAATTGCAAACGCGGCTGCATTTACGGTTTCCACAACATTGGCTGGTGCAGAAGTTGATTTGTCAAATGCTACTGGTACTCCTGACGCTCAACAAGATGTAGTTGAATTAGTTGCAAACGCCGCAGTTGCCTCAACAGGCGCAGCCTTTATCTATGCTGATGACGAAGCTGGTTTCATTGTACGTCAAAAAGGTAAGACAAAGTATCTAGTACAAGGTGGCACAACTGGTTTAATTGCACAATGCTACACAGCTAATGTTGCTAACACAGCATTGACACCAAATACAATGAACATCTTGTCTACTGATGCAGCCTCTGGTACAGCATATGTTTCAAGTGTTAATGATTACAATACTGAAGTGTTCCCAACGCAAGTTGATGCCGCTTCACTAAGTGTAGGTACATTGTATACAATTTACTCTAGTGGTACAACGGATTGGTCAGTATGTGGTGCGGCATCTAACATGACAGGTGTCACATTCCTTGCTACGGCCGCAGGTACTGGTACAGGTACTGCTGTTGAAAATAATGTTAACCCTGATGTTATCGCTACATTCAACACAGCATACGCCGCTAATACATATGATGGTCAGCCTAACCCAATCGTAGTTATTGCTAGTGCTTAATAATTATGGCAACTAGTAGGACAATCAAAATGCCAAAAACTGAAACCGATATAGCAGTTCTTCAGGTAGAGGTTCAAAACATTACCGATGATATCCGTGAAATAAAAACGGATATCAGAGATATACACGTTGAGATGGTTAAAAACAACGATGATACTAGGGTAATGTTAAAGGCTATGAAGGACGCTAGTTCGAATGCACATCAATCAATGTCAGAAAAAATCTCCGCATTAGAAAAGTGGAGATGGATGATGATGGGAGCAGGTGTTGTGATCGGATCATTGGGATTCGATACGATAGCAAAATTGCTAAAATAAAAAAAGAGACTTAGGTCTCTTTTTTTGTAAGTGCGTTTAGTTTCTTCTGAACAACATCAAAGTTAACTGTATTAAACAATCCCGGATGTAATGGTTTGGGATATTGTTTATTACCCACCCAAGCATAACCACAATGTTCATCATTTAATATAGGAGTAAATTCATCTGATACTTTGCAAAAGAATGTGTGATACGTAAATGTATTATTAACAAACTTTTGAATGGGCACAAGTTTAGCGTGTTCAGGAAAGTAATTCACTTCTTCCATACATTCACGTTGTAAACCCTCAAGCAATGTTTCATCGGTTTCTATTTTACCACCGGGTATACCCCAGTTACCCGGATTCTTGTTATCATTTCTTAGCAGGTACAGGAAACGTTTTGTATTCTCAGAATAGAAAAAGATACCTGCGGAAATATTGTTCATACTATGATTTATCACAGTATTAGATGACGATAGAATAATCTCCTTGATTATACCAACCTTCATATGATTTCATCCAAACGTTGTTGACATAATCAAATCTATACTGCAAATCAGTAGTAAGATTGGTTACGTATTCTACTGTGGTAGCAGATTGACTATCAAATGATACAAACCATTCACCTGACGTTGCGTCAAATTCAACAATATCATTTGCGTTTGCAATTAATGCTCCCCAAGCAATAGTAGTATTACCTGGGCTACCCACATCTTCTACAATAAGATATCTACGACCATTGATTGGACCTGGCAGTCCTGCGTTTGGTCCAGTGACTAGTGGGTTAACCACGCTGTCTACAGGATCCAATGTGTTTTGTGGCAGGGTGTCAGTATCAATATCGTATATTAACAATCTATCGTCTGTTGGATCAGGAACAATAGTACCTACAATCTCAGTATCCATAAATGGATTCTGTAACCATATCTGACTGATACCGGGTCGTAATGTTCCATAAACATTTAATAAACTAGTCCAGTATAAACTAGTGTCAGGTGGAGGAGGATATTCTAAACTTTCATTACTTGGATAAAATGCTTCATCTGCCGGTAGTAGCTGAAGTCTATTAGCAATCAGTAACAACTTATATCCATATGGTGTAATCTTTTGACGAGTACCTAACAATAAATCATCATCTTGTATATCTTCTAATGCTTGACCTTTAAAGATACTAGCAATAACTTTTTCGATAACGCCCATCTTTTTAAGTTTTGCGGCATTGCTTAACCATATAGGCATATAGAATTTCCAACTCAATACGTCAATAGGATTACCTGTACCTTGTGGTATACTGCGACTAGTAAATGTTATGCCATCTTGGTATACAACACTTAAACTAGTCCAATCAATAAAGTTATCAGTACTTTGTATTTCTAATGAAGGATTAAACAATGTACCTAATTGTTCAATTAATTCTAATTTCTGTTGATAATTAGTAGTCCAGAAGTCAACATTAATACGTAATGTATAGGGTACAGGCATTAGTCGTTCAACTGTAAATGCTTGGCCTTGAACTTGTTCATATTGTTGTGTTTCACTATTATAACTACGTTGACGAACCTGCATCTTGTCAATGAATGTAGGATCTTGTGTGCGGCTTTGATCATATTCTAACGCACTGATATAATATGTAATCAATGGCGCACTTGGTAAGTTACTTGCACTATTGTTAGCAATGATAGTACTAGCTTGACGACTACTATCTCCGTACATAATAGGTACACGAACTAGTATCTCATTACCTGCAGGATCTTTGCCTTTAGTCACTTGCCAAGAACTGAATATTTTTGCAAACTGTATTAAAAATCTGCGTATTTGATTGTCATAGAAAAATTGTGCCATTTATATTCTTTAAGGTTGCGGTGGTATAGGATCTGGTGCGATAGTAAGTATTGTAGATAGACCTTGTTTCTGTGTAGTAGTTGCCCCATCAGTCAACACTGTTACGTTGCTGTTATTTATGAAGCTAGATTGTTGTGACAAATCTCCTGCAGTCATACCAGTTTGAGTTCTTACATTTTCAGAAATTCTTACCCATAAACGACCATCCCAACGATACAATAGTTGCGGTAAGTAATCAATTCGTAAGAAATAATCTCCTACTTTTGGGTTTTGCGGGAACGCAATGCCTGCACCTGTCGGGAATCCATTAGGTGCAGTGCCATCACCGTCTAAGTAACCAGTAGTATAGCCAAAACTTCTTGGGCTACTACGTGCAATGAATTGGAATCTTGGATCACAGTCAGCACGATAGTCCATAGTATTTGGACCGTATGGTTCT